CCCGCCGCCGTCATCCGCATGCACTCCGCAAGTGCCCCGGCGTTTGCTGTATAGACCGCCAGATAACCCGAGTTGGCTGCGCCATCGGTGGCACCCATTAACACCGCAATCCGCTTGTCCGCTGCTGCAATGTTGTAGTTGGCGAAATTCAGCATGCCCATGCCGCCTGATGCAGCATTGCCGCAGGCGGTGATCTCTCCCAACGAAGTCCCGGCGGAAGTCGGACCCACCACCAGATGCACGTGGGCGGTATTCGGATCCGGCATTACCAAGCTGTTCCCGACGGCAATGTTGCCTGTATTTAGCAGCCGGAATCCAGCACCGTCGATATCGCTCGTCCACGGCGTCTGTGATCCGCCAGTGCCGCCAGGAGGAACTGCCCAGGTGGCATCCTCGCGCAGATAGCGCGTCGATCCCGCAGTCGCGCCAGGATCGGGGACGATGCCCGCCGCGTGCGTGGCTCCAGATGCGCCCATCGCTGCCGCATTCAACGTCACGTCAGCGGATAGCGCACCGCCGCCCGTAATGCCCGCGCCCGCGATCACTTGGCGCGTGTTGGCGACGCCGCCCGCCGTGCTGATGTCCGCGCTCGTGAGCACAACCGCACCCGTCCTGCCGAAGACGCTGATCACGTTCGCGTTGAACGTCCGGTCGGCAGACAGATCGCCGCCGCCCGTCATGCCCGCCCCGGCGATCACTTGGCGAGTCGTCGGCACGCCGCCGCTTCCCGCCGCCCACTTAAGGCCGTAGGTGGCCTGCGTCGAGTCCGCCGTCAAGAGCAGGCCGTCCGCGCCGACCGGAAGCCGGGTGAGTCCGCTAGAACCCCGCACAACGATGTCTCCGGTGGCCGTGGTCGGGTCCGCCAGCATGTTGGCGGCAATCCACTGCTCGTTTTGCCAGAGATCGCCTAGCGACGTTGTGACGGTGTTCTCGTGAGTCGCCGTGATGATCTCGCCCGTCACCACCGTGGGCGGGATCGGCGGCGTCGTCGGCAGAGTCGCCAATGGTCCGCTCGACGGCGGCTCGTAGAGGCGGGATGGCGGCTCGACAAGCTGGAGCCGCCGAACCGCTTTCACTTGGCTGGAGAACGCATCGGGATAGAGTTGAAAGTTTGGCGGGACACGATGACGTCCCGGCATGAGGTTCAAGTGCGGCTTCGGCTGCGTGGACATGACGTGGACCTCCTATGCAATCCTCATCGGTGGCTGTGCTGGAGCCTTCACGAGTTCCTTTCCGTTCTCCGCGACCTGCCAGTTGCCCTGCAATTTTTGCTGGCGGATGAATAGCACGAGTGCGCCCTGCCGTTGCGCTTGTAGCGCGGCCATCTGTTGATTGATCTCGCCGAGCATCGCGATTAGTGCTTCGTCGAGCGGATAGTTTTCGACTTCCGGCTGCTCTTGCTTCGGTTGTTCGTTTTCCATTGTTCGTCCCTCCTTACGCGAGGCCGACGACAACGCCGCCGACGACTCGCAATTGAACCTGTCCCTGATTCGATCCGTTGATCCAGAGTTCCAGCGGATTCCCGGCGTTGTCGCGCCACGCGATGTTATACGTCTGACCGGACCAGCCTGTCGGATTGAAACCCAGTCCGCCGATCCCGTTACTCGGGCACTGCACGCCCGCGCCCGTGAAGGCACCTCCCGTGTAGCCGCCGCTGGCCTGACAGGAACCGGACACACTCACGCCCGACCCCTGGAACGTGCCGCCAAAGTAGCCGCTGCTGGCAGTACACGAGCCGGATACGCTCACGCTCGACCCCTGGAACGTGCCGCCAAAGTAGCCGCTGCTGGCAGTTATGCTGCTCGACGTCGAGATGCTGGAGCCTGTCGAGACGCCGCCCGTGAACTGTCCCGAAGAATTGATCACGCGCGTGCTGCCGACGGAGTATCCGAGATCAGAGCGCACGCCGTTCGATCCGTTGATCAGAACATACGCACCGCCTACTGCGCACTCTAATTCCAGATAGCCGCCGCCGGGAGAGCGCACGATGGAGCCGATCTTCGAGTTGTTGTAGTAGAAAACCAGACCGCGCGAAATAAAGCTCGTCTTATCGGGCGACTGCTCGTTGATCCAGGCCAGCGTGGAGTAAGTCGCATCGAAGGTGGAAGGACTGGTGTATATCTGCCCCGACACGTTGATGGACGGGTTCGACATCGACGCGCCCGAGAGCGTCGAGCCGCTCATGTTCGCGGAGCGGATAAAGAGATTGCCGCCCGCGTCGGTGTAGATCGGCGCGTTGCTGTACGCCGTGCCGCCCGCGCCGAATAGCTGGAACCAGCCGCCGTAAGCCGCGATGCCGACCTCGCTGAGAAGGCCCAACTGCGCGACGACCGTGCCAGACTGCAACACGCGCATACGCGCGGGCAGATTCGTGCCGCCGCCGATGTCGATGGAAAATCCGTTGAACTTCGTCGAATCGACCGTGCCGATAGTCAGCTTCGCTCCGCTCATGCCGCTGATCTGCGAGTCGTTCAACTGCCCGATGGTGATCGTCGCCGCGTTCACGCTGCCGATCTGCGTGTAAGCGATACTACCCGTGATCTGTCCCGCCGTGACCGTCGCAATCTGGCCCGCGCTGATCGTGCCCGTGATCTGTCCCGCCGTGATGGTCGCGATTTGCGTTGCCGCGATAGTGCCCTGGATCGAGCCAGCGTTGACGGTCGAAATCTGACTGGCGGCAATCTGTCCGCTGATCGCGGAAGCGTTGACCGCGCCGATCTGGTTTGCCTGCACTTGCCCCGTGATCTGTCCCGCCGTGATCGAATTGATCTGCGCGGCCAGGATCAGGCCGACGATGGAGTTCGCCCGCATCATGCCGATATTGAAGAAGCTCATCATCGAGCCTTGCGGGTTGTTGTTCACCGTCCAGCCCGTTCCGGCTGCGTTCACCTGATAGAAGTTGCCGTCGGGCTGGTAATAGAAGAACGAGTTCGGCGGGAAGTTTGAGTTTGGCATCGCCGGGGGCCACGGGTCGCCGACCTTGATGATCTGCACGGGCCGCAGCGCGTCGGCGTACTTCGCGAGATTGTTCACGATCTGATCGGCGAGTTGCGACGAGACAACGACGCCCTGAATTGATCCCGCGTTGACGGTCCCGATCTGTCCCGCCTGGATCGAGCCTTGGATGACGGACGCGCTCACGCTGCCGATCTGGTTCGACGCAATCACGCCGACGATAGCGCCCGCGTTGACCGCCGCGATCTGATTCGCCTGGATCGAGCCGATGATCGCGGTCGCGCTGACCGTGCCGATCTGCCCCGCGTTGATCTGCCCCTGGATCGTTCCCGCGCTGACGCTTTGGATGCTCGACGCGCTCAAGCCTGGAGCCGCGATACTGGCGTCGGTGACGCTTCCCGGCGGCGGCGGACCTGGAGAAACCTGCGAGACCGGGACGTTCGACGTCTTCCACTTCGTACGCTGATCGAGCAGCCGCAGGATCGTTTCGAGATCCGGCCTCGCCGCGCCGAACTGCACTTCGTAGCGCACGAGCGATGCGTCCTGCCATTGCATCGTGAGCGCGATGATCGTGTAGTCGCCGTTGATACCGACGTTCTCTTCGAGGATGTGGACCTGCATCCCGCATTCGAGGCCGTCCGGTCCCCAGATGGTGAACGCGCCCGTCTCGATGGGATACGCATATTGCAGGACGATGCTCTTCGCTCTCAGCGCGGCGTCGTATCCGGTGATGATCGAGTCATCGACGAGGCCCGTCGCATAGACGCCGTAATCCTGGACCGAGACGGGATCGGAGTAACTCGCCTGCACCGTGACGCCCGTCGCATCCGATGTCCCGCGCACATAGGCCGTGTTCACCGGATTGGTGAAGTCCTGTTTATAGCCGTCCACCTTCAGCGGAAACGTCGTTGAATAATCGGGAGACGTGGAGAGATTGAAGGGCGCGGCTGGCGCACTCGATGCGAGGTAGTAATACAGCACGCCGTCGAAGTCCACGCGCCACGAACCCATCGAGAGCGTCGAGAGATCGTCGAGCACCTGGCGGCACGTCTTCGTTACCCAGTCGAAGCTCTGGATCGTGGGCACAATCTGCGCGATGTTGGCGGTCGCGACGCTGATCTTCGGGCAGAACTGAGTAAGTAGCGCGAGGATGATGCCTTGGTCGCTGTTCGGCAGCGTGAGCGGAAAGCTGGAATCCCAACAGACCGAGCGGTCGAGGAATGCGCCCCAGTCGTTCATGTCGCACTGGTAGAAGACCGAGAATCCAGGCGTGTCGGACTGCTGAAGCGTCATCGCGTAGATCAGTCCCTCGAATAACTTGGTGGTGCCATCGCGCCCGTCGAAGATTTGCACCTCGTATAAGTCGCGGATGTCGGGCGCGTAGACGTCCTGGTCGTACTGCGCCGTATCGTAGACCGCACCGCCCCTGCCGAGAGCTTGACCCATGATCGAGATGCTGGCGGTCGTGATGCGTTTCGTACTGTCGTAGGCGATGCGCGTTGCCGACAACAGGCAATCGTCGGTCACGTCCTGCCCGTTGATCTTGATGATTATGTTCATCCGCGCACCGCCGTGAGTTGCGACGTTAGGTTCGCCGCGATCTGATTCCCCAGTTGCCGCGCGGCGTCGGCGAGTGTGAGCGTGCCCGCGTTGACCGTCACGTTCACTTGCTGGAATCCGGCCTTCATGACGG